ACTTCGACAAAGCCGAACTCCTCGAAATTTCAATTGTGACGATCCCCGCAAATGGTGAGGCCGTTGCCGCCAAAGGATATGATATGCAAAATCGTAATTTCAAAATCTCAAACCTTAAGCACATTCTTGATGTGGAGATGCGTGATGATGTGGTTGTTGTCACATACGCCCGCACAGAGCAACCCGATGAAGAGATCGAAGAGATCGAAGAGATCGAAGAGATTGAGGAGGCTATAGATGAGCCTGAGATCGAGGAGGGTTATGGTGATGAGGATGACGAAGACAAGGAAAAAGAAGACAAATTTTTAACCCCACAAGAGCGCGCTTTTCTCAATGCGCTTTTATCCTAATTAAGGAGTAAACATCATGAGTGATAAAACACTTGTAAACGAGGCAAAAGCGATCCTTGAGGGCATCAAGACGCATCAAAAGACCTCCACAGAAAAGCTATCTCAATTTGAGAAGCAACTTGACGATCTCAAGCGCGCTCAGCGATTGATTCAAGAGGCAAATGTACAGCCTCAAATCAAAGATGAGCATCTCAACGCACCCGATTACATGCTCAAAAACTTCGTTGATGAGAAAGGCGTACGCTGGCAATCTCAACGCAAGAACGTACAGATCGCAGGCCGTGGCACCGTAGCCGTTGAGGAGAAAGGACTCCTTGATTCTGATGAGCCTGTAAACCAATGGCATGCGGATCTCATACGCATCAACAAAGAGCGCTCACTTGCTCGTCTCATTATGAGCACACCCAACACACCCAAAAGCGATCTTCGTTTGTGGAAGCACCTCCAAAAGGCTCCTTCTTTCATGCGCCCCGCTATCACAAAGGCGTTCAATGATTCCGCAGGTGTTGGCGCTGAGTGGATACCCGATCAGTTTGCCGCAAACCTTTATTTTAATATCGAAGAGCAAAGCCAATTACCTCGCGTTGTTGCGGATAACCTCCAAAAACAAAGCGTTGAGCGTAGCACCATCTTGATTCCTCGCATGGAAAGAGGCGGCCGTCCATACCTCAAAGGCAAGGTTTCCACGGATTCGCCCGCACAATACACAGCCTCAACCGTGACAACCTCACAAAAGAGCATAACCGTGAGCGGGCTTGCGGGTCGTTACCTCATTGACGATGCAGCACAAGAAGACAGCGCAATTGCGGTTGTACCTGCGTTGCAACGTCAAATCTCTATGGATCTTGCTGATGCGATGGAAGATGCTTTGATCAACGGTGACTCAAGCGCAACACATCAAGATGATATAGCCAATTGGAACATCCGAGGAAGATGGGGCGCAAGTCCTGCTCTTGGTGGAAGCGCCGATCATCGACGCGCCTTCAAGGGTATGCGTCGCCAAGCCTTTGATCGCTCTTGTACTGCGGATCTTAGCACGTTCAACTATGCCAACCTTCTCGGACTCAAGGCGGAAATGGGTGAGCTTGGATTGCAAAATGTGGTTATGTTCGCATCTCCTGAGGCCGTACTTGCCAACCTTCTTGAGCTTGCCGAAGTAAAAACCATTGATGTCTTTGGCCAGTTCGCAACCATTTTGAGCGGTCAAATTGCAAACATCATGGGTATGCCGATCATCATGTCTCGATTCCTCTCTGCAGACTTGAACACCGCAGGAAAATACGACAACGTCACCAAGACCAAAACAGGAATCTTGATGGCGCATGCTCCTTCTTGGTACATCTTCGAGCGTAGAGGAATCCTTGTGGAGACCGATCGCAAGATCGATGTGGGCGCGACTGAAATTGTTGCAACCATGAGAAGCACTTTCGATACACTTGACCTTGATGCAACCAAAAACGTTGCGTTTGGTTTCAACATGGCAATCAGCTAAGGAGTAAATCATGGAATATAGAATCCACGTACCCGCAAAGCATGCGACAAACCTGACAACCACAACGGTTTTGCATTCGATTCCTTGTGATCGTAATGCAACCCTTAAAAAGGTCATGATCTCAAGCCGTGCAGGAATCACACACGACGGCACAAACTACTCTCAAATTGCAGTCAAGAACGGATCTACCACTCTTGCAGTGCGTTTGTTTAATGCGGTATCTCTTGCCGCATTGACGCCCGAAGAGTTGACCGTATCCGATGGCGATGTGACATCCTCCACATGCCTTAAGGTCGAGTACGACTTTAGCGCATCCGGTTTGGCTGTAGATTGCGATCTTGTTTTGATCTTTGAGACTGCGAGACAGTTCTAATTATGGCAATGGTTACGGTTTCCATACTACAGCAATACCTACCTGAGATCACGGGCACAACTGCCAACACTGATCTTGAGGCGTTGTTGGATCGTGTGGAAGCCGCAACCGCTCGCTATATGGGATGGGGTAAGGCTGATAACCTTGCCTCTCCTCGTATGTTGTCCGCAACATACACCTTTTATCTCGATACGCCTACGCTCGAGAATCCCGATGTTTTGCAATTGCCCATGAGGCCTGTACAAAGCATCACATCAATCCACAGCGACATCGATCGCCAATATGGATCGGATACGTTGATCGATGCGTCAACATACAGCCTTGATCAATATTTAGGGCAAGTGATCCTCAACCCTGTGACCGCAACCGATTACTTTGATCGCGGATACCGTGCAATCAAGGTGGTTTGTGAGGCGGGCTTTGCCAATAATAAGCTCCCATCAGATCTTGAGCATGGGATCTGTGTGTGGGCTTCTCAGCTACACCGCAACAAGGCGACACAGGGAAAAGATAGCATCACACAAAGAGCGGCAACCATCTCAATCAGCCCAAAGAATATGCCTCTTGAGGTCAAAGAGATCCTTGCGCCATTTCGTGAACCTCGCAAAATCTTTTGAGGTGACACGATGCCAAAGCAAATCTCTCTTGCACAATTTCAAAGCCGCATGAGAAAGGCCGATCAACGGCTTATCAAAACGCTCTTCATCAAGCTCCGTGCGCTCTCACTCAAGGGTGAGGCCGAAGCAAAACGCAACGCAACCGACTACCCCCGTGTACGTACAGGGCGCTTGAGGTCGTCAATCACAGGCCTTGTGGACACCAAAAACGCACGGCCTCGCTTGCTCCTTGTGGCAGGTGGAAACACAAAGGGTGCGCCTGTAAACTATGCAAAGTTTGTGGAGTTTGGTACAAAGCGCATGAGGCCTCGCCTCTTTATGGGTCGAGCCATGCAAAAGATAGAGCGCAATGAGGTTGTGAAAGAGCTGCGCAACCTCCTCAACCTTGCTCTTGTGGAGAGGTAATGGCATCACGATCAAGGCAAATCATTGAGAAGATCAAGGAGCTTGTTGCGGTGGATTATACCGCAGGTGAGAGCGGGCTTGATATGCGGAGCAAGGTGCAAGTGGGTGCCATCATCGATCCCCCATATATTCCTTTTGGGTGCGTGTCTTTTGTGCAGGCTACAAGCGAGTACGGGCAATCATTAGGCCGCTACCGCATCACAAACACCTTTGAGGTGTATGCGTTTGTTGGTGGTGGTGATGTGGAAGAGCGCACGATTGGCGCGATGGATCTGGTTGAGGATATGGTTGAGGCGCTTTGTGCGGATCGTCAAATTGGCCTCTCTTCGATTGTTGATGATATAAAATGTGCCTTTGTCGCAGAAGATGGCGATCGATATGGGATCGAGGGTGTGGGCATCGGTTATATTGAGGTGCAAGTGTACTCACAAAGCGACACAGGGATCTAAATTATGACATGGTATGATTCAGGATATAAGCAGCGCCAAGCGGTGGCAATAGATGCCACAGCCACAGCCGATGCAACCACAACCGCAAGAGATACCGAGTTTGGGATCCCTGCGGATTGGGATCTTTTTTGGGATAATATACGATCGGATTTCTTTGATGTGGTTGTGGCCGATCCCAATGGCAACCTCTTGAGCTTCTCGCGCAAGGCGGGTGCAAGCTACGCAAATCGTGTGCTCATACTTGAGGTTGATGGATATGCCACAAAAGGGCAAAGCGTTGTACAGATATATGTGTATTTCCAAAACCCCACACAAAGCAGCGATCTATCTGTATCAACCACAATGAGCGGCGTGCTCAATGGATATATAGAGCTATCAAGACCCACAGCGCTTGCCGTATCTCAACCCTTGTTGAGGCCGCCAACAGATGTGCCACAAACCGCATTTGTAAAGGCTTCCACAGATGAGATCGATGTATATTTCTCTGTTGCCTCGATCCTAGGTGGAAGATCCGCAAAATACAACAACAGGCTTTTGTATGAGGGGATCAACTATGTAAATATTTTTGCCCTCAACTCAGCGGGCGCAAATGATACAGGGCGATACGATGAGACACAAACAAGGTTTATGGGTGATTATGTTCGAGTCCGCGCCAAAGGCGGATCGAGTGGGAGTGATTATGCTCTTGTGTGTCGTATTGTTACAACAGAAACCCAGCAAATCGATATAAGATGTTTAATACAGGTACGCGATCAGCTGCCATCTAGTTAATAGGAGAAATTATGGCTTTACAGTTTGGCCGATCGGCCTTTATCAAATACGAAGAGGAAACCACATACGGCACAGCCGTAACACCCTCGATCTCAAACAGGGTGACATCGGTATCTTTGAGTAGATCACAAGAGCGAGAGCGCACAACGCACCTCTCACAATCGGATGCCGCCTTTGCTGTGTCTACATTCGATGCCTTTGAGCAGGCAGGTGGATCGGTTGAAATGCCTCTATTCTACAAAGGAATGGGGCAGCTCTTCAAAGCCGCCATTGGTGGCACACCCGCCACAACTGGATCGAACCCATACACACACGCCTTTGAACCAACAACCGTGCTTCCTTCGCTAACCATAAGCTTTCAAAGAGGCACCGGATCCGTTGAAACGTTTGAGGGTGCAATGGTGTCCACCATGACGATCTCATGCGAGGCAGGAGCGGAGGCGAGCGCCTCTTTTGAGTTTGTTGCAGAGACGGCAAGCGCAAGAACCACAGCGATCACGCCTACTTTTGGCGATGGTGCGCAAGTGTTTCACCATCAAGCGGGTACGTTGTCATACAACTCAAACACATACACCGTGCGATCCTTCGAGTTCACCATTGACAACAAACTAGAGCGGGTCAACAACCTCGGATCAAAGCTCACAGGGCAGCCACAGATTAGCGACGTGCGAGAGGTTACGATCACATGCACTCTTGACCTTGCCGACAACAACCTTTACAATTCACAGCTCGCAGGCGATCAAAGTGATGTATCTTTGACCTTTACAGCGGGTGCGGATTCCATGACTTTCTTGCTCAGAAATGCAAAGATTACGGATTACAGCGACGATGTAACATCCTTTGGACGCGTCGAACGTACAGTAACATTCTTTGGTTTGGCTGATGTGAGTGTGCCCGAAACCGCTTTCAAGTTTACGATGGTAAACGACAACGCAAACGCAACATCCAACTAAAAAAGAAAATTAACAATTTTTCAATGTAGATCGTGCATGAGTATAGCCAAAACAAAGAAAATGCCAAAAATCGCAATTTCTGATCGATTTGCCTAGCAAACGCACGAAGAAACAAAACCACAACAAAAAAGAGGTGTAATGATGGATAAAAATATCCTTGAGGAGATCATTACATCCGCATCTTTTGAGATCGAGGCTTTTGACGGCTTGATCAAAATAGAGGGGCGGATCTTGTCTCCATCCGAAGTTGAGGCCGCAGGCCTTGCAAGTGCGCTCATTGCGGGCGCAATCTTCAAAGGCAAAAGCAAAGAGCAGATCGAGCAAACCCAACGCATCGCGGAGCGTGTTGAGCGTGGCGAAATGGATAACATAGAGGAACTATTGCAATTGACCTCTTCCATATCTCCTGAGCAAATGGAGCGCCTTGCAGAGCGTGAGGATCGATTGCTTATGAAGTGTGTACGAAGATGCTCAAAAGACAACGGAAAGACATGGGAGCCTTTACACCTCGTGAGTGTTGTTGATCAGCAAAACGCAAAGCAAAACCGCCTTTGGGTGGGTATGATAAAAAGCGAAGATCGCAAAGCCATCCTTGATCGTGCCATGAGTGGGCACAAGGAGGCAAGCGACAAGCTTAAATCCTTTCGTACAGGATGAGGAGATTGTGCACATGTATGATATAATTGGGCGTACTTACGGCATGTTGCCCTCAGAGGTGGCAAAACTGTCATGGTCAGATCTTCTCGTGTGTGTGCAATGCGTGCGGGCAAGAGGGGATCGGATCAAGCGTATACTCAAGAAGGGCAAGCGCAAAAAGGATATGGTGTTCCCCAACATCTCAATCATTGACCTCGCGGACATACTATGAGCACAACTGTTGAATACATTCTTGATGTAGAAACCCAAAAGGCGCAAACAGGCCTCAAGAAAACCGAGCAACAAACCAAGAAGACCACATCCGCAATCAAGGATAGTCGAAAGGCTGCACGGGGTATGTCGGGATCCTTTCAAGCGGTGGGAGAGGTTGCCAATCTTGTGAATCCACAGCTTGCAGGCCTTGCCGATGTTGCAATTGGTGCATCGAGTGCATTTCGTGCTTTTGGGCGCTCTCTTGCCAGTGGAAATCCGATCATTATAAGCATCACGCTTGCGCTCACGGGCTTAATCGGTATTTATACCGCATACAACGCAAGTGTGCGAAGAAATGAAGCGAGTCAAAAGGCTTTACAGAAAGCAACGGCAACGGCAAACCAAGAGATTGAGAAGAGTATCGAGGTTTTTGATCGTGCTGAAAATACCCTTTTGTCAAGTGCGGAGCGCGTCAATAAACTTGCTTTTGAGTATCAAAAACTTACAGGGCAGATTTCTGCAAGTGAGGCCGCAGAAATCCAAAGAGAGCAAAAGACCGCAAAATTTAGAGACGAGGCCACAAAACAGATCGAGATTCAAAGAAGGGCACTCTTTGAGCAAAAGCGTGATTTGCAAAGAATCAAAGATGCAAACCGAGAGCGCTTTGATTTGTTGATTCGTGAGGGTAGGGCGCTTGATGAAAACGGCAACAAGCTTGAGGAGTTTGCAAAAGTATCGCAAAGGATCTTTGATACAAATAAAGAAATTGAGTCTATTGTAGATAGATCGCAAAAGCTACGCACTGAGGGGCAAGAGCGAATCAATGCACAAGCGAAGCAATACCAAGACACCCTCAAGGGCATTGCAGATGAAACGGAGCGCCAAAAACAAAGAGAGGAAGCCATCAAGCGTGCCAAAGAGCGCCAAACGCAATTGCAAGGCCTCCTCAACGATCTTCAAATGCAAAGCGCTACGCTTGCCGCAAAGGTGCGAGATAGTGAGATTGCACGCATGGCACCGCTCATGCAAATCAATGCACAGTATCAAAAAGAGATCGATAGTCTCAACGGGATTGAGGCGGGTATTATAAAGCAATTTGAAGAAGCTGAGCGTGTTGCTAGATCCAAGAAGGATCAAGTGCTCCTCACAGAAATCCAACAAGCCAAAACAGAGGCGCTTGCACGTGTTGAGCAAGCGCGAGGCGATGCGGAGGAGGTTAGAGCATCGAAGTTGGGCAAGATATACGCCAAGAACACAAAGACACAGCTCAAGGGGCTTGCGAATATAGGCAAGGCTTTTGGGCAAACACTGGCAAAACAAATACAGGCGCAAAATCAAGTAGGCAAAATCATCGATCAAGCCAACAGCGATCAACTCACAGCCCTCGACAAAATCAATCAAGCGGAGCAAGAGCGCCTCAAGGTGTTGCAAGAGATTGCAAAGCAACAAAAGATCAACACAGATGAGGCACAAAAGGCCGTAGAGGCGCGCGCAGAAAGAGAGCGGGCACGCGTAAGACAGCAACAAGCCGCGGGCGTTGTGGGTGGTGTTGAGACAATCATAAAGGCCGCTATTGATCCATCCGCTCTCATTGGTGCAATCGGTGCACAATTTGGCATTGTGGGATCTGCAATTGCGGGCGTTGCCACAACGCTCGCCGATCTCGGTAGAGTCGATCCACAACAAGCCAAAGATCTCGCAGAAGAATTGGGTATCTCGCAAAAGAGGGCGGAGGAGATGATCCGCGAACAGCGCACCGAAGAGATCAAGGAAAACTTTAGGGCAACATTCGAGGGCATTGCAAAAGGCCTTGAGGTTGTTGTACCTCTTATCTTTGAGATGTTGCCGCCTATTCTTTTCGATGCCGCAAAAATGATTATCAACGCCTTGATACAGTTGCCTGTGTTCATCGCCTCGCACCTCGCAAAGGCAATCGGCAACGTGCTCAAGGGTGTTGTTGAATTCTTCAAAAACCCAATAAAAAATATCTTTGAGGCTTTGAAGCAGGCTTTTACAAACCTTGTTGATCTCATCGTGGGTGCATTCACAAGCGTATTCCCATCTTTTATGGGCGGCGGGCGCATGCCAAGCGCACAAGGTGGTATCAGATTTACTGGAGCCTCAAGAGGCCTCGCAATGCTCCATGAGGGGGAGGCAATCATTCCGAGAAGCGGCCAAATCTCTTCAAGCGTGGCAAGAGATGCACAAAACATAATGCAAGCACAAGGCGGTGGCGGGGTTACGGTTGTGATCAACAGTGCCATCACGGAGCGATCGGCCGTTGATGCCCTTGTGCGCAAAATAGAGGAGCGGTTTAGCTCCTTTGGGCAATCCACAAGCCCGCTCTTTGGAGGCCGATAACATGGGCAATGCAAAATTCTTTTACTATCCACAGCCGGATGGCCGTCACCTCGTTGAGATTGATATGGGTGAGGCTTTGGGCGAGCTTCAAAGCGTATTCACACATGATGCGGTTGATGCCATCACGCAAGCGGGCGGCATATATCGATCGGTGTCACGTGGTGCGGAGTTTGTGACCATACAACGAGATCGCATGCAACTTGGTGAAGACCTAGCAATGCAATTTCGGGCGCTCCAGAATCACCTTGATAGAGGCTATGCATGTATGTTTACCGCAGATCACGCCAAAGCGTGGGCGGCTTCTTGTATCCCATCACCCACGGCCGGAGACTTTACAATCAATGTAGGTGATGCGGTGTTTTCCAGTATCACGGGCACGGTTGTTGGTGGCTCTTCTCTTGTGCCTGTGGCGGGTGATTATGTCGCCATTGACACGGATAGTCCGCCTTTGGTGCATGAGGTGGGAGAGGTGCAAAGCGCATCACTCACAATGGCCGCAGGTGGCTCGATTACGTTTCAAAATCGTGTATGTTTTGACTATGCGGGGCGCATGGCGTTTGCCCGTCACTATCGCTTTTGGCCTGTTCTCAAGAGACCACAAGAGGACATCGGTACACCCATGATTACAAATGAGGGCGGGCGGCTCTTCTCGCTTTCTGTGCGTCTTGTTGTGGATTATGAGGCCATGTTTGGCTTTTACAATGGAGAGGGTGAAACGGTACCGCTTGCCGAAGCCTCACCCGCATCAGGTGACTTGAGCAACAATGAGGGATCGTTTACGCTTGATACAGGGTATCAAGCTTTTGATCCAAGACCACAAGCCAAAGAGGTGAACATCAATACAAGCGTACTCAACGCGATACGAAGAGGGCGATCATAATGGCATGGAGCACCGATTTTGTTGCGGCCTTGAGTGCGCCATCTATCACACCCATATACATTCTTGAGATTGTACGGGTGCCACAAGGTGTGGGTACGCCAACCTTTATCTATTCGGATCGAGGGGATTTGCAGATCGGTCGTGGTGGTGTCGAGATACAAGGCACAAGCGTGATTCCACAAAGGTGGAGCGTGTCTTTCGGTGGTTTCTCTTTGCAACTTGTTGGCGATATAAGGCCATATCGCAACAGCCTCATAAGAGGAGCCTTGTGCGTGCTCCGTGTGTCGATCGCAGGCCTTGCCGATGAGCGGATCGCCATCGGGCAAATCGATCAAGTGGAGGGTGTGCGGGGTGTTTATCGCGTCACGTGCAAGGACTATTTGAGCGCATCACAAAGCCGTTTTGATACTCGAAAGGTGGGCACACAATACCGATCGCAATGGTTTTATGGCACCACCACAAAAACGACCGTTGTGCGTGCATGGAATGTGGCGGATGGGCTTCTTGAGGTCACGAGCACCGATGATTTTTCAAAGCCTACCGGATATGATGGGATCCTTTACTGTATACCCACAGGCGGCGGGGATCCGTTTTATATGCATTGGAGTGCGAAGAATGATGCAACTGATGTGTTTACGGTTGCGGGCACGGCCGATCACCCGTCAACCGTGAGCGCAAGCAACTTGGCGATCGGTGATGAGGTCTACAATGCGGCACGTATTTTGGGTGCACCCTTCTCCATTTTTGCACAGCTTATCACATCAACAGGCACGGGCACCAATGGCGCAAATGATAAGCTACCTGAGAGCTATGGAAACGGGGCACCCCTCCATCACTCCTTTTTCGATGTGGCCGATGCTCAGACAACCTCAAGCTATATCGTGCCCTCAACGGGTACATTTTATCAATATGACTTTGTATTCAATGAGCCTTTGAGCGGTGGCATGCGTGCAATAATGGACATTGCAGCCAATACGGGTCAATGGCCTGTGATGCGTCAAAATTCATTCTCATGGCGCGGGTGTTGTGATCCAACAGGGCGATATGGAAACAAACCACCCACAAGCGCACACCTTTATGATGATGACATCATGGAAATCTCAAGCGTGCAGCTCTTCGATCCCACCTTGAGTGCGCCATATCTCCAAACGTCGATCACATACGATGTAGCCAACACAACAAAGAGCGTAGTGAGTAACACAGATGGTGATTACTTGCCCATGAACACCGAGATCGAGCGCCAATTTGGAACACGTTATTCGGTGGGTGGATCCAATATGGCTTCAATGGCAAGCGGGGATCTTGCACGCATGCGGATATGGGATCTCTTTCACTGGACGCGGGTTTCTCTTCGCGTACACCTGCGTTTTGCGGTGCTTTGTGCGGGCGATGTTGTACAGCTTACAAGCGCCTTTATCCAAGACCTGAGCACACAAGTTGGCGACACGTACAACGGGCGCAACGGGATGGTGTTAGAGGTGGGCTACAATATCACATCAAGATCGTGTATATTGGTGTTAGGGTTTCCACCTGAGGTATAACTATGAAATACGAAACATTTTACGTTGAGCCGCCTTTGTTGAGGCTTTTGCGTGCAAAAGGGTACGCGGTTTTTGATGGAGAGGATCACGATCTCAATCTCATTGGCATTCGCTCGAAAAATCGCACAGCTGGGTCGTTTGATGATCTCTTTGTGTGTATCTATCGTGAGGAGGGTATGTGGATCAAAGAGACGTATCAAGCGACATGCGATCCAAGCGCAGAACAGCACGAAGATCCCACAAACCCAAAAGGCGTGGCAATACTCAAAGCGGGGCAATATAGAGGCGCGTGGAAGATTGACAAGCACGCGGGCAAGTACTTCGCTTTGTGCCAACGAGGGGCAATGGTTACCGTGTACAGGGATAACACAGGCGACACCACAAGCGATCACATCAACGAGGATACAGGGTGGTTTGGGATCAACGGGCATCGCGCCCATGAGGCAAAACTTGTTGATTCAACAAAGCACTACAGCGCAGGATGCCAAGTTTTGAGGCACCCCGCAGATTTTGCACGCCTCATGGGCTTGTGTAAGATGCAAGCGGCAAGATGGGGTGATTCCTTCACATACACACTCATTGAGGAGGAATAGACATGGATCCAAACACGGTTACACAAATTTGGCTAGACCTCGCTACCAATGCGCCTTTTGTGGGCTTCCTTCTATATCAGTATTGGGATCAACGCTCCACAAACAAAGAGCAACGTGCAGAAATGAAAGAGATCCGCCTTGAGGCCAAAAAGCAAGAGGAGGAGATCCGCACCAAATTTGAGAAAGTGATCAACGGCCTCAACGCAGATCGCGATCAACTTGTGGACGCTTTCTCAAGTCGCATCGATTCTCTTGAGCGCGGGCAAAAGAAGCTCTTTGCAATCCTTGAGCCTCTCAAAGAGCAGATACATGAGATGCGCCTCAAAGAAAAGGTAAAGCAAGAGATTGAGTTTAAGGGAACATGATACAATAACAAGACCGATTCATCGTGGATCGGGCGGGAAAAGTTGCAACAAGGTGCCTCATAAGGCATCTTTTGTTTTTTCTCAAAATAATGTTTGACATATAAATCTCATTCGCATATAATGAAAGAGTACTCAATAACAAGGAGCGAGACAATGGAAGCAGCAACACAGATCAAGCCATGTACAGTAAAAGACATCGAAGCAAAATTCTCAAAACTTAATGATTTTGAAATGATAAGGATCGCAGATAAGGAGCCTATATATATCGGGTATCATGCGGATCTAATGTGTATCAAGCTTTGGGATTACACAGGATTTGAGCAGTTCGGAGCAAGGGACATAGAGGGCGATATACTATACTTTGAGGTAACGAAAAATTACACTAAAATCGTGCTTCTCGACGAATTTTATGACGATCAATTTTGTAAATTGGCGTCACTTTTGAGAGCGGCCTGTGTTGTATGTGGCGAAAAAGATACAAACGCAAGGCTGTTTAAGCATGCATTCGATACGTATATATTCAAATAAGAGTATACAACAAACCCACAAGGCCGCATGATGCGGCCTTTCTTGTGCAATAAAAAAGCCCGCCTGTGGAAGCGGGCACAAAACATGAGGAGGCGTTTTGTTTGGAGGATATGCGATTAGGTGAAGTACATCACAACGATTGCATCACCATTCTCAAGGTTTCCACCCAGTGAAACGCGCCCCACAGATCCCGCACCATTGTTGCCGATGGTATATTCATCGTTGTTGGCGGCTGTATCACCAAGAGCGGTCATATTGAGAATCGCCAAACCGTTTTTGAACACGATTACACTATTGAAGAATCCTGTGTCAAGTGAGCGAGAAAGATCGAGAGTGTTGGTGGAAGATCCTGAGATTTGAAAGGCTTCTTGATAGAAAGCCGCGCCAATTTTGGCCGCTGTGATTGCGTCATTTTGGATGTTTGATGTGGCAACGCTTGAGCCACCCAACTTGGCATTTGTGATCCCTGCGTCTTTGAGGCGCAAAGAATCGGCATTGATCTCAATGGTGGAATCATCAACGCTAACAGAAAGAGCAGATCCCGCACCACCTGCAAGACCATTGCCCGCAACGCTTGAGGCAAGCTTGTTTTCATCAACGGAGGCGGATGCCAATTTGGCCAAAGTTACCGCGCCTGAGTTGATTTTGCTTGAGGTAACGGCATTTGATCCTAAAGCGGAGCTATCGACAACGGAGGCGGCAAAGTATGCGCTTGAATCAATAGATCCATCAGCAATGGCGTTTGAGACTACAGAGTTTGCACCCATTTGCGCGCTTGTGATGGTTCCAACGCTCAAGCCACTACCAGAGACGGAAAGTGTTGATCCGTTGAGTTTGACCTGTGCGGATCCTGAGTTGAGCTCAAGGCCGTTGCCCGCTTTGATCTCAAGCTCACCCGATGTGAATTGGAGGCCGCTATTTGATGAGAGGTCGATCGATATGGTCGACCCGCTCTTTTGTAGGCCGTCGCCCGCAGTGATGGAAGCCAAACCAGTAAATTGAGTAATCACGATTGCGGTTGTACCCAAGTTAATATTGTCGGTGGTGACAATAAAGCCTTGATCGGCATGTGTTGCACCTTGACGAATGAATACGGCCGCACCCTCTAGCTCTTGCGCGGTGTTGGCATCGTCTGCGCGAGACAGGGCAGCGCCTGCGCTTGAGAATACATAGATACCGTTTTGTGATGCTGTGCTTTGGTCTTTGAGAAGGACTCTCGAATTCGCTGTGAGATTTACCCCGTCTACGGAGGATGGAGCGCTTGAAATATCAACGTTTGCGGTTGAGGCTGCAATGCATGATTCCTTCCAATGTACCCCTTGAACCAAGGAATCTGCATAGGCTTTTGTGACGGCGTGCGCTGATGCTGTCGGCGTGGCTACACTCACGGCACCGCTTGAAAAGTCAAACGTGCCAGAAAGGTCGATTTTGGCCGCTGTGATTACGGAATTTGCGAGATAAGCAGTGCTATCAATAGCGCCATCAGCAATTTTGGCGGATACAACGGAATCGTTTGCCAGCACCGAAGAGGTAACAACGGAGGATCCGAGAAGAGAGGAAGAGTTGATCGCACC